ATCTTAAACCAATCACGCTTGGCTGTTTGTAAAGTATCGCCATTTGCTATGTGTTGCCTTATTGCCGATAATTCCTCGCCATGCACAACACAAGGCTTGCTATCTATGCGACCTTTAATATCATCCAATTCCCGCTGAAGCCATGCCCGCTCATTATCGTCCATATGCAACACCCCGTTTGTCATTTTTCGACACCTCCTTAAAAAAGTGTTTTTTTTAAAGAGGTATCCCCTCGGTTACCATTTGATCATCACGTATGTCGATCACAATGCCTTTCGGCAACATAATACTCGAACTAAGCCTAATCCTGCGATCAGTAGGCAAGTAGAGAATGTCACCACGATTCATCATATTGATTACACTGAGTACTTTGGCTGTATCATTAGATGTGCCATCAGCATAAACTCCATAATTCAACAAATTAAATATCTGCTTACCATCAATATGCCATTCTCTAATTTCTCGCTTTTTCTGTGGTTCTTGCTCGCCTAGCCACTCTTGCATATCAGCCAATGACGCAGCCTCGTGAATGTCACTATATTCCGCACTATTGTGATCTAACAAATAACATATCCACGGATTGTGACTTTTGCGCTCATCATAAGTCATTCTGTTTACAATATATGTATACGAAGTAGTATGCAAAACGTGTGTAATACTCTGCTTTCCCTCGGCTTCCATATATCGCTCTAAACTGCGAATGTTTAATGGTGCTACTCGAACGTATGGATCAACAAACAACTCAACGGGCTTACCATAAAACTTTTCTCTATCTAGCCAAATCGTATGTGCTATAAGTGTACCTTCCGTATCCCATGGCTCTACATTTACAATAGCCATCAGAACGTCATTCTGAGTCCGCATTTCCATTACAGTCGCTGGCATCCAATCACCAGTCAAGGTGAACATATATGACATACCATCGTTGTGGCAACTTTTAACTTTAATCTTCATCATTTTCATTATCCCCATTTGATCTGTTCCCTACATCTTCTACGGCTTGCTGGAATGTCGTTCTCGGTTGAATAATATCGGCAATACCCGATGCTTGCTCGTATTTATGTCCCTGCACTGTCGCCTCAAGATCGCCACCACTAATAGCATATTCCAATGTTTGGGCATATGTAATCAAGCCCCATTCATATAATTTTTCTATTAACTTAAACTGTTCAGGCGAGAAAAAGATCGTTACAGGCTTTTGGTAGAAATTCGGTACACTCTTAAACAGGTTGGGATTATCCTCCGCCAACATCTTAAACAATGTACCTTCTACAAAACGCTTGTCCTCATTCATTGCATCCGTAATTTCCATCATTAACGGCTTAGGATTCAAAACAAAACTTCTGCGCTGACCAGTATTTACAACTTCCATAACACCAAGGGCGGACATTCTTTCATAATCATCATGAGCAAATTTGCCATCGGCTAAAAGTCCTTCCAAATCAGGCATGACCCATTGCATCTCCGTCGAGTAAGGTACGCCCACTACTTGCGAATATCCTTTGTCAGCAGTCGTGACTTGAGATACAATTGACGCCAAAGCAGGTATAGCATCAGATGGCTCCCATATTTCCTGCTCCAACCACGCATCTGCACCCTGAGTAATCAAAAGAATTGCTCTAATAATACGAGCAGTTGTTTCGTAATCTCCACGTTGCATCGCCCTAATACGGCTTGAAATAGCATGTAATCCGCGCTCCACCAGAAAAGGAACAGGATATTTCTGTGCAGATTCCTGTCTGTTGCGATCAACAACTTGATAACGTTTCTGCTCTAACATACCTTGTTGCAATTCTCTTTTTTCGGTAAGATTGATTTCTTCGGAAAGGGTGTCTAGGAAATCGCTAGTGTCGGTTTTGAGGACAAGTTCCATATCGCCAAACGTTGTACCTGCCTTAACCTCGAACATTGTTCTAGGATATACAGCAACCTTAGCAGGAGCCTTATAATTAATGCCTTCAAACGTCGTCATAGTCGTTGGTGCATCCCAGCCAATCACAACACCACCATCGCACCATCTGCCACGATGCAATTGCTTCCGCACGGCATCCAATCCATTCGTAAGCATAGGATCGTCTTGGTTGATTGTAGCACACCAATGATCAATAACTTTCTTGGCATCCGAGTCAAAATCAACATCTTTAAGCATATTTTCAGACCCAAAAGCTACAGCCACGTAAACACACATATCCATTACCGTCGAAACAACAGGATCGGGGAACTTGCCAGTTTGCCCACCATATACAGGCCATATCTCCCTCGCCTTGTCACATTGCGTCCAGTAATTAGCAGGAGTCTCTAAATCAGTAGCTACACCCGTAATAGCAGCAGTTATACCTGGTTGCATCCATGACGGCATAGTCACAGTATTACGCGCAGCAACACGATAGCCTGTCAGTTTGTTTTTTGCCAATAACCTAATACTTACCACCTCTGAATAATTGACATCGGACGTTTAGGATCTCGCATACGCCGTTTTCGTTTCTTAGTAGACATAAGAAACAAAAGCATTTCCAAAACACGCATCATATCAATTCTATGATCAGTCGTGGGGGTGGAATACGTCTCGCCCGTTACAGGGCTGTCACTACTTTTCGCCGTCTCGGTTCTAAACTCTACAAACGTAGTGGGATCGTGTAACAATTCAATCCCTTGCTGTTGAAAACGTGTACGCATTTGACATGTAACGTAATATTTCACCCGAACTTTTCTCGTTGCCTGTTTCGCTTTCCTGCCTTTTTTTACTGGCTGTGTTGGATCTGGCAGTTCAACAGTAGAACTGAAAATAACAGGTGCAATAAACAAACCTTCTTCTTCTGAACGCCATCGAACTAATATTTGAATGATTGCTTGCCCATCATTTCCTGTCGCATCTAATCCTATACTTTTTATATCGTATCTTTTTATAATATATTTCAATACCTCTGCTTGATCAGAAAAATCTAATTTATATGTATTAACTAATCCCCACAAATGCACCTTACGTTTTTTATCTATTCCCCATATCCCTATAATTGACGGAGACGCTCGCAGCCCTACATCCATAGATAAAACCACTTCGCAATCCAAATCCCTAGCCGGTGGTAGATTAATCTTTGCTATTGCCTCTTGCGTTGCTTTTTCTCTAGCCCGTTCTTTACTCATGCCCTCAGCACGATAAGCAATCATTTTTTCCTCAACGAATCGCTTAAACTCTACAGAAACTTTCTCGACAGGACATTTAACAAGTTCTCTATTAACCATAGTCTTAGTGGAACGCACCTTAGCAGTACATGCAAGAATCTGATCAATATCCCAAGCACTCTGTACTGGCTCACCTTCTTCTGCCAGCACGTTCGTCTTGTATCCCTGCGAATCTTCGCTATCGTACCCCTCTATAGCGTTCCGCTTGGCATGTGGACTCCAACCACGCTCGTTTAACATTTGAGGTTTAATATGCACATATCTCGCATATCGTGCTAAATGTCTAGTCTGATGAGCGGGAGTATCTATTCTACCATCCGAAACCCCTGTTGTGCGAACTACACAACCAGCCTCCTTATCGCGAGCATCGAGTAACTTTTCCCAGCCCTGAACACTCATCAATTGAAATTCGTCTATATTTACTCTATGTACATGTATACCTAAATAAGCCTCGCCTTGAGCGTATGTTCCTTCAGGAATACCATACGTAGTATGTCCATTCCACCAATCAATCGTAACGTAAGGATCTTGACGTGCTTTCAACATCAACACTTTAAATAACGGATGTGTTTCTTTATATTTCCATAACAATTCAATTCTTTTAGTTACATGATTGTCATCCTTGCTAGTGATTAATGAATCCTCACTAACTCGCAATACCCCATCTTGCAACTCATCGTGTGTGCCACCAAACGACTTGCTTGTCGCCCTGCCACCCCAATCAAAACACGTACCAGCCGTAACTCTGTCGGTATGTTGCCCTTCTGAATCAATCTCCACATCATCGAGAAACATATGATCCCAACCGAGTGTTGGGATTTGATATGGACGGACAAACCCCCAATGATCATTTGTCAGCCAATCAGCCATAGGGAGAACCTTTGTAGCACGATCATCCACAGGCGTTACAAACTCCATAAAGATAGCTGGATGATGCAATGCTTCGTATAACGTCCATTCCGATTCAGTTAATTCCACGGAAAACCCCACAAAAAAAAGGAGACTAACTGCTGTTGCAACAGTTAATCTCCCCTTTCGGAAAAATTATAATATACCTGTATTATACCAAAAAAAATGGGCGGCGTCAAGTCAGCGCCGCCACCAAATGCACCAAACGGCATTCTTAGACTCTATTCTAATGGCTTCCAATGCAATACCCATGCACCTTTAGACGGTTCGGGACAAACAGGCAAGAATTGAGTCTGTGTCCTAAAAATAGCAAAGGAATTATTCTCCCGTACTACAATATGTTCAATGTCCCTGTTTCTGAAATGCGCACACTGACAATCCGTATCTGACACTCTAGGTAGCCATTCAGTTACCTGCACCACAAAACGATCATTAATGCGACGCCTATACAACCCTAACGCCTCTCTTTGATGGCGTATCGACTCGGAACTCACATTAAATTCTATCCCTAATTCCTTGTCTGTCATATCTTTCCATAACTCTTTAAGTTGCCTATGCCTCTGTGTTGTCCACTTCAAAACCTACCACCAACTTTCCATTCTCACTCGTACCCTCAACATACTCCACCAATAAACACTCCAAGCACATCAAAGGCTCGCGTTGCTCTTCAGGTATCGTCCCCATCAGAGAAAGACGACATGTCTCCAACTTCCTGCAAGTCCGTGTCATCTTTATTTGAAATGAAATCTCGTTCATGATCATCAAACTCCTTCTGTACATGTTCCGGTATTTCCAATCCATAAAACCGCTTGGCCGCTAATAATGGCCACTCAGGATCGGTATTTAGAAAATCCGCCATGGTTAATAAAGACATTCTTTTCTCACATACAGCAACCCATGCCCTGTGATTAAATACAATAGACTGCTGGCCCCATTTTTCATACTGCGGATGCTTGCGATCATACGCCAATATTTCTCCGCAATCAGGACACCGCCACGTCCACCACTTATTCATGACATTAATCAACGCTCCCTCTGGCGGATGTCGTTTAGCTAAGATTCCCTCCCACGCACATTCAGGACAATGCCATGTAAACAACTGCGGATTATCTTTTATATATCTATCACCTTTGAGTAAAAGACTCGTTACCCAGGATTCTTTACTGTCAGACCCATGCTGTATCTTCAAGTTTAATTCGGACTCAATAGCTACAATCTCTTTGCTTATCGTTTCTAGCGATTCTTTCTTGGATTTAACCTGACTAGTATCTACAGTAACCTCCTTAGCAAGAGCCTCGATTGCTTTCAGCCCTTTCGTAGTACGCCTAGCAAGACTAGTAGCCTCGTTATGCAATTCCTCAACACGACTAACTATCCCTTTCGTATAACCATCAATCTCTAACGCACTCATATCCGCCATGCGTTTGAAAAACTCCGTAAGTCTTGTACTGATTGCATCTGCCTCGTCAGCGAAATTATTTAAGCCCGTAATCGCACCACGCATTTCTACAATATTCTTATTATCCTCTAACTCCCCCGATGCTAAAACGAGAGACTGGAATTGATCAGTAACCCTTCCTTGCAACCACAGTAAGTTAAACGACCAACGAGTAATTTTGTCTAATTCTCGTTCAGTAAATGATCTGTCACCAACGGCTTTATGATAACGCCACATCGCTATGATCCATTCAACTATCGTTTTTTCCTCGTGACTCTGCGATTGTGTTATCAACTTATTCTGCATTGTCTCGTATTTATTTTTCCCTAATCCCTCAATAGTTTTGAGACAATCATCACCTAATTCCTGTGATATTGTAAGAATTTCTTTCCACATCTTATCGGTCATTGCGAATCTCCGTCGTTCTCAATCGCTCTATCAATGTACCAACGCGCTTTCTCAAGGTCTTGCACTAGATTGTCAGGATCTTTCTTGCCTGCTCGTGCAATATATTTTACAGCATTACCTAGATGAAATCCCAACCCTTTAGCCTCGATAAAATCTATCACTTCAATACCGCCTGATGTATAATGGTCGGGGTGGTTTACATCATCATGACGAACACACCCCACCTCCCCAGAAATTTCTTTATCAACACCATCAGGCCCGCATATACCGCAATCATCACACAATTCGTCTTGTGGCAAATCGGTCTCTGCCGCGTCATCCGGTTCGCATTCAGAGCCAACAAAATCATCAGGAACTAAAAAAGGATCAACCATGCCACGCTTATCTATCCCGTGCTTTATTTGCCAAATCAACAAGTTAGCTTTTACATCAGCTTCGGAATAGGCGGAAACGATAGCAGGATCACCAACATCATCCCCACCACGCCAATACATTACATCACCAACCAAACAACGCCATGTATAAGAAAAATCAGATAATAGCTCTCCTAATTCAGCCACAGTAAATGCAGAAACATAATCAGCCTCTGGAATCACCGTTATATCTATCCGCTCTAAATGCCATGCCGCATCACGATAGCGCCAATACCAATATGAGTCCTGAACAACTCCTAGTTCTTTTAGCTGTTTCGCTAATCCTAACGAACACACTTGCTTTTCAAGATCCATTATCCAACTCCCTTTGCTGGCCACTCAATCTGCTTGTAATATCCATATCCTTGAGCGTCCTGAAGCAACTCGCCATTATCATCTACATTTACAAAGTCCCTAAATATAACAGGTATCCAAGTTTTAAGGACAGTAAGTAAGTCATACATAACATAACGGATTTCCCAGTGCGCTG